TTTGTAAAAGCCAGACTCTTGAAGCTTGCGTACATCGTTCATCGACATGTCAATTACATGCGTGATACGAACTGCGCTGTCTAAACTTGACGTACCATAAGGCACAATCAACTTCTCAGATGGGATGAAGCGCGAGACAGGTCGGCCTAGCGCAGGGTCAAAGTGTACTTTGCGGAACGCACTACCAGACAAGGGTAAATAGAAAAGCATCTGGTCAGTCTCGGGATCGTATTCCTTCATCTCCTGAGTGATCATGTAGTTCATGTACTCTTGCACACGAGCAGCCTGCAGATCAGTCTGTGGTGTACCCATACCAAGAACCATAGTCTTAACAGGACCGCCAGACGGTAACATCTCTTTGTAAGCTTGGGCTTGGAACTGTGTGACAGACTCAGCAAGAAGAGGGTGTACAACACCAGAAGCGCCATCAAATGGCTCAGTACGGTTCTCAAACTTCATGCCAAGAAACTTAAGTCCCTCAGTGTACTGGTCCATCCACTCTTTACGAGAAGACTTATCGTCATTAATTGCGCTCATGCAGTCGCTGTAGATTTCTCCAAGCTCCTGCTTATCAAGTTCATCAGCAAGGTTTGCAGTAAACGGGGGCGGGATATCTTCGCCAAGCTCTTCTTCGCCAAAGACCATAGTGCCGTCTTCTAGAATTGACTCATCGCCATCCTCTATACCATCGAACATCAGTTCATCTTCAGACTCATCTGATATAAGGATTTCTTTTGAGTTGTCTTCAATGTCCAACTCATCGATGTCTATGTCATCTACGCCACGTTCAATTGCCATAACTTACTCTTCTGCGTACAGATTATTAAATATGCGATTAACATCCAAAGTGTAATCTAAATCAGACTTGCTGTAATGAACATGCTGAGACGGCTTAAAGTCAGGTGCGCCTTCTCCTGTCTCAAACCAAGCTGGATGTGTAACCCTTACCCTGTTATTGGGCAACGCTACTATATTTCCAGTCCACTCGCCAGCATCAAGCAACTCCATCACATGCGACTGCTTGTGCTGTGCAGGATCGTCTGCAATCTCATTGTCGGTGTAGTCTACCGTAAACATATACTTGGCAGGGTACATTTGCCCATCGATCTTAGCCAACCATGGACATGGCGTGGCTCGGTCTAGAACATATACTGAGTGAGTGCGAGAAGAACAATCCCAAGGCTGGGCATCGTGTACCGCCATAGGCTCTGGCCATTCTTCAAACGGCGTGTCCGCGACAAGAGCAGTGATAGGCATTCGCGCCCACATTGCACCACCGTGGATATTTGGTTCGTTCTCATCGTCATCCGATTCACACCCAGTGAAGATAACCTGAAAACTCAGACACCTGGTAGGCATTGTAGTAACAGCAACAACCATGGCGTGTAAAAACTCACCTTGGTATCGCTCATGATTTGTTGTGTATTCCCTTCTAACCCACGCCTTGAAGTGCGGGATGTTGCTTTGTAGGTAAGGCAATTTAGATTATCCCCATTTAGATTCCCATTTTGTGGCCATGCCACCGTTTTTAAACCCTTTGACTGCAGCGCCAGATCGACGCTTCACAGCAGCGGGGGAGTTTAGCATACCGCCGTTGGCTTTCTTGACAGGTTTTTTATTAGCTTGTTTTTCCTTGTCTGCCGCTTCAGCAGCTTTATCTGCCTTGTAAGCAATAGTCCCAGCAACACCCATAGCTGTAGCACCACCAATCGCTTCAGCAGCAATACGGTTACGAGCTTTGCGTGCAGCAGTAGCCTTCTCCCTGTCAGCAATAGACGGACCCTTCTGATCCTTCATGTACTTGGGAGTAGGCTGGTTCTTGTCCGCATCTTGCGCTTTCTTAACTGCAGTCTTGCCGTACTTCTTGACTGCAGCCTCAACACCTTTCTTGGCGATAAGCGTGATTATAGGAAAAAGAGCGGGAATAGCCATTATCGCATCTCCTTGCCAAATCCACGCTTGGCAGCGCCTACACCACGGGGCTTGGACTGCTTGCGAACAGCACCGCCTTTGGCATAGCCTTTCTTTTTCATCATGCCGCCCATGGCTTTCTTTTCAGGCTCTTTCTTTTTAGCTTCTTCCTTTCTTCTTCTTCCTGATTCAGCAATTAAGCCGGTCAAACCTGCTGCGGCAGTTCCAGCAACAACTAACGGCTTTTTACTTTTAACTTTTTTCTGCATGCTTTTACGAGCAGCTTCTCTAATGGCAATGTTTTTTTGTATAGTTGCCTCTGGCACATTATCAAGTCCATAAAGCTCTCTAGTCTCTTTGTTTTTAGCCTTAATACTATCGCTGGTTTTTTGAGCTAATTTGTTTTTTGGTGTGTCAGTTGCCTCTTTGACAGCCTTCTTGCCAAACTTTTTAATTGCAGCCTTTATTCCTTCTTTAGCGATCAAAGCCGCTATAATTGCTGGTACCGCCATTATCTCATCGCCTTGCCGTAGCCGCGCTTCGCTACACCTACGCCACGAGGCTTGCTTGATGCACCACCCCTCTTACCACCCTTGGATGCCATCTTGGATCGTACAGCACCGCCATGGGCATAACCTTTCTTCTTCATGGCACCGCCCTTAGACATACCCTTGGACTTCATCATGCCGCCCATGTTACGTCTGGTAGGAGCCAAATCATTAGCGCCCTTACCATCAGCAGCAAACGCTGGTACAGACTTGCCGTTAACCTTAGTCATAGCAAGACCGCCGTTAGCGTAACCCTTCTTCTTCATGCCGCCTCTAGCGCCACCCTTAGATGCCATCTTGGATTTCATCATGCCTCCTCCCATTTTCTTAACAGGCTTGTCTTCTTTCTTCTTGCGAGACTTGCCAGGTAGAAAGTCAATTGCGCCACGAGCACCACCAAACTTACCGTCTTTGCCTAACAAGAACTTGCGAATGCCGCCGACCTTCTTCGGTGTCTTGGCGGCCTTGGTGGTGGCCTTTGATGCAGAAGCTGCTGTAGGACGCTTATTGCTGGCCCTCCACTTCTTCATGTACTGAGCTTGAGTAAGACCAGTGTTCTTCAATTGCGTGTCAGTTACATTGGCTTTGTTGCCACGAATCACAAACTTGTCACCAACACCAAACTTAGCTTTGGAATCAGATTTAATACTGTCAATTACTGCTTGATCCTTAGCGCCTTTGGCTTTTCCTTTCTCTTGGTTTGACTTAAACAAAGATAAAGCTTTACCTTGATTTTTTTCAACTTGAGCAGCTTTAGCAGCTCTACTCTTGGGATTCTTATCCAACATCTTTGAAATTTCCGCAGCAGTCATTGCCTTTTTGTTTATTGAATTTGGCGAAGTTGACTTTGCCTTACCCGCTCTTTTAGCGTTCAAAGGATTGTTCTTCATAGCCTTAACTTCAGCAGCAGTCATTGCCTTTTTGTTTATTCGATTTGCTTCAACCTTAGCAGGGGGAACGGAAGGAACATTGGCAAAATCGTCTGGGGACATGGTAATTGTTTTGTTAGCCCTAGCTCTTCTTGCTGCATCAGAAAGTCTTGCCTGCTTACCAGTCTCGCCAGTAAAGTCAGCAACAGCCTTTTGTGTTTTCTTTGCGTTTGCTAATTTACGCGCATTCTCTGCTTTTCTGTTCATCTCAGCTTCAAGCTTTGCGCCAGACTTAGCCGACCTTCTATCAATATCAGCTTGAGCCGCCTTAGCAACACGCGCCTTAGTCTCAGCATCACGCTTCTTGCCACCTTCAGCTATAAGCCTTTCACCAGCGCGAGTACGACCCTCCTTAAGATCAGCAACCCGCTTGTCTTCCCTAGCTTCTCGCTCGGCAGGGGTGGTTGTAAGTACGTTAGCAGCCGTGCGAAGTGCGCCATTGTTTTTAAGCGACCTTGTCATTCTATTTTGAGCGCCGCGCCTGCGAACATTTTGGTCAAATTCTTCGTTTCGCTTATTAGCCTCTTTGGCTCTTGCTCTTGCTCTAGCACTGTCAATTTCGCTTCTAGTTGCCATGGAGATCTCCTTTACGCCAAACTGATCAGTGAACGGCGCTGATTAATAATATGATATTTTCTGACGGTAACCCTCTTCCTCTTCCTCATCAGTATAAAGGTTGATAAAGTTACCTTGCCTAAATCTTAGTATTGCTTGTGTTGTAGTATCCACAT